ATTGACCTAATGGTATGTGATACCAACGGTTGGAAAGGTTACAAGAATGTAGCACGTGATGCACGTGGCTATAACCTACAACTAACAGACCCACGTGGTGTTATTGTTAGTGCCAGCCAGCCAGCGACACAAAGCGACAACAGCGAGCTAGTTGCCGGAGACATTTGGCTAGACAGCGGAGACTTGGAAAACTATCCAAGACTATATCGCTACACAGCTACAGGTAAGTGGCAACTAATCGACAACACAGACCGCGTAAGCAGCAATGGTATTATATTTGCTGATGCACGTTGGGACACCAGTGGCACCGTTGATCCAATCAGCGGCGACTATCCAGATGTCAGCGATATGCAACACAGCAACTATTTGGACATTGACGCTCCTGACTACCGCTTATTCCCACGTGGAACTATCCTGTTCAACACACGTCGTAGCGGTTACAACGTTAAGAAGTTTGTCAGTGACCACTTCAATGCACAAGCATACCCAGATGACATTCTACCTGCTGTTAAGGCAGCATGGATTACCGAAAGCGGTGCCAAAGAAGATGGCAGCATGTATGCTGGACATTATGCTCAGCGTGCTCTGATCGTTGAAGCACTAAAGGCTGCACTAGATGGCAACCCAGACATTCGTGAAGAAGGTTATAACTTTAACCTACTAGTATGCCCTGGCTACCCAGAACTAGTACCTAACCTAATCTCATTGAACAACGATCGTGCTAACACCGGTTTTATCATCGGCGACACACCAATGACACTGCAAAGCACTATCAGTGAAATCACAACTTACAACAATACAGAAGCTATCAACCGCGATCCGTATGTTGCTCTGTACTACCCAGCTGGTCTAACCAACGACCTAAGTGGTAATGAGATTGCTGTTCCTGCTAGCCACATCATGTTGCGTACATACATTCGCAACGACAACCTAGCATATCAGTGGTTTGCACCAGCCGGTACACGTCGTGGACTAGTTGATAACGCAACAGCTATTGGTTATGTTGATGCTAACAGCGGCTTGTTCATTAAGACAGGTATTAACCAAGGTCTACGTGATGCTCTATATGAGTTGAACCTAAACCCAATCACATTGCTACAAGGCACAGGACTTGTTGTATACGGTCAAAAGACACGTAACCCAACCACAAGCAGCCTAGACCGTGTAAACGTAGCACGTTTGGTAAACTACCTACGTGTTGTTCTACAAGCCCTGGCTAACCAGTTCTTGTTTGAACCAAACGACAAGATCACTCGTGACCAAGTTAAACAGGTCGTAGAGAGTGTTCTAAACGACTTGATTGTCAAGCGCGGCATCTATGACTACCTAGTAGTCTGTGACACCAGCAATAACACCACCGATCGTATCGCAAGAAACGAACTGTATGTTGATATTGCCATTGAGCCAATGAAGGATGTAGAGTTCATCTATGTTCCTATCAGATTGAAGAATCCTGGCACAATCAAAGGAACCGCATAATATAGGTACATAATGGAGCAGGCAACTGCTCCATTGGTCGAATAAGATACAAATAAATATTGTAACAGGAGAATAATATGGCAGTCGCATCGTTGACAAGATTCACAGTACCACTAGCTAGTGACGCAAGTGCTAGCAGCCAAGGTCTGTTAATGCCTAAACTGCCCTTCCGTTTTAGGGCAAGTTTTGAGGGATTTGGTGTTAGTTCTAATCGTGTTGAACTAACCAAGCAGGTGGTAAGTTTCGCCCGCCCAACAGTAACATTTGGTGATGTTGAAGTACACGTTTATAACAGTGTTGTTAAACTAGCTGGTAAGCCAAGCTGGGGAGACATACAGGTTGTTCTACGTGACGATGCAGCAGGCAATGTTACCAAGCTAGTTGGCGAACAACTACAGAAGCAGTTTGACTTTATGGAACAAAGCAGCGCCGCATCTGGCATTGACTATAAGTTCATTACACGTTGTGAAATGCTAGACGGCGGCAATGGCGTTAATGAGCCAACAGTTCTAGAGACATGGGAACTATATGGTTGCTATATTCAGAATGCCGCTTATGGCGATTTGAACTACAGCAGTACTACAGAACCTGTGCAGATCACTCTAACATTAAAGTTTGACAACGCAGTTCAAACCCCAGGTGGTGTTGGTATTGGTACCTTTATTGGACGTACCATTGGACAGAACATAACAATGTAACGACCACTTGGTTACTTGAGAGCCCGGTTTTTCCGGGCTTTTTTTATGTCATAAATATTTTTACTATGGCTGATATCTTTTCTGATGCATTGAAGTTCGCTGGCAAAATGGCCACGCAGGCCCTGACTGGTGATAACCTTAAAGACTATCGTCACGCCAGTAAACTATTTGTTGCTGACAACTATAGGCTGTCCCCTAAATATGGATTTCTGTTCCACGTGGCGTTTGATATAAATCCTAATGTGGGTGCCAACAATCCTACTAATCCTAACTTTAAAGATGAGATTGGTATGTTAGTCAAGTCTGTTAGTCTGCCTAAGTTTAATATTGACGTTAAAAAATATAACGCCTACAATAGACCTAACTTTGTACAGACCAAGATAAACTATGAATCGATTAACATCTCCTTCCACGACGATAGTGCAGACGTAGTTAGAAACTTTTGGTTTGACTACTACAACTACTACTACAGGGATGCTGACTACAGCACCGGAGATAACGGCAGTACTTCTATGTATACCATGGAACACAAGTACAAGCCCACAAGACCCACAAGCAAGTGGGGTTACACGCCTCGTAATGTTAGTACTGGTCCTTATCTAAATGCTATTAGAATATACAGTCTGCACCAAAAACGTTTCAGCGAATATATTTTAGTTAACCCAATCATACGTTCTTTTAAACACGGCGAACATGCTCATGAAGGTAACAACGCCACGCTACAACACGACATGACTATTGAGTATGAAAGTGTACTGTACTATTACGGAACTGTGAGCAAAGACACTGTGAATGGTTTTGTGAATCTGCACTATGACAAGTCCCCAAGCCCATTAACGCTAGCTGGCGGCAGCAAGAGCATATTCGGCGTCGGCGGCATTCTCGAGTCCGGTGGAGACATCATGGAAGATGTTCGAAAAGGTAACTGGGGGGCTGCAATATTTAAATCTGGTAGAGTCCTACAATCTGCCAAAGGCATGAATCTGGGCAAAGCTGCTGTGGGCGAATTACTTGGTATGGGTGTTGGCATGATGCGAGACACTAATCCTAATAATCCTATTTCTGTACCAAGTCTTAGTGGATCGAGCAGCAGTGGCACAGGTGGAGGATTCAACATATCTGGACTGCTAGGCGGGATCGGCAGCGGAGGTGGATCGGGCGTCGGTGGGTGGTTGGCTGGAGCTGCAGGACTAGGTGCTACGGCATTATTTTCTGGTAAACGCAGCGGTGAAGTGACTGCCGCCAGCGCAGACGAATCTGGTTTTTATCCCGAAAGTCCCTACCAGGACTTACCTTCGCCCACAGAAGAAGATGTACTAGCCTCAATACAACAAGATCAAATCTATTCTGGGGAGCCCACTGCCAATGATCAGGACGACTACACACCTAGCAGCAATCAAGGCTCAATGAATGCCGCGGCAGAAAGACAAGATATAGATAACAATATACAGGTTGCAGATAGAAAAACAGAATCTGCACGAATAGAATATACTAACGCCAACCAACTCAAAGAGGAAGCAGAAAGCACAAGGGACATGTTCCAGAGTCGCTACGATGAAAGTCTGGCTGCAGGCCAGGATCCTGAAAGCTATAGAATGAGAAATCTACAAAAGATTATTGGACAGCAAAATGATCGAGTATCAGCAGCATCAGACGCTTTAACGGCGGCACAACAAAAATATGATGCTGCCAAAGATTTAACAGCCGAACTCAAAACACAAAAATCAAATCTAGGATAATATGGCAGCACCAGCATCAAACTTAGGCGCAACCAGTGCCAGCAAACAAACTACCAAGGGTTATTTTAATAACTTTTTTTTAGGCGACATTAATGTTAGTCAAAATGTCGATGATGCCATACTTGGTTATTTCCTACAGGTAGCAGACAACGAAGCCGGCGCACGAGCCTTGGCCAGCGCAGTAATACTAACCAGCGTAAGTCAAGGTGTCGATCCAATGTCTACACTGGCAGAGTTTCAAAAGATTCCTGCGGGAAATCTAAGCACCTATCTCACCATGTTCTTGAACTTAAACAGAGTTGGTACCAGTTTCTTAGGTATTAACAATGCACCACGTACCACCAAATATGTTGAAAGAATGATTCGAGCATAAAATGTCAAAGTATGCCAATGGCAAGTATCAAGTACTTAACGAAACAAAGTACATAGGTAAAAAAGTTCCAACCTATAGGTCAAGTTGGGAACACACATTCATGAGGTTCTGCGATAACAACCCTGCTATATTACAGTGGGCCAGTGAACCTTTTATGGTTCCTTATCGTAATCCTTTCACTGGAAAGAATACCATATACGTTCCCGACTTTTTAATCATCTACATGGATCGTGGTGATCAAAAGCACGCCGAAGTTGTTGAAGTAAAACCACGCAAAGAAGTAAGCATGGAAAATGCTCGCAGTGCCAGGGACCAAGCTGCCGCTATATTAAATCAGGCAAAATGGACAGCAGCCAAAGCATGGTGCGCCCAACAAGGGTTAAAGTTCCGCATAGTAACTGAAGAAGATATCTTTAGCGGCGTCAAAAAAACCCGCTAAATATGGTATGACCAAAAAACTTGAACAACTATTTGATTTGCCTCCCATTGAGGACACTACCAATGTCCAAGAAGATATTGAAGGGCAAAAAGCTGAGCTAGCCAGCGCAGAAAACATCATCGATCGCATTGATCAAGCCCTGCCACAGGTACATGATTTAGACACCGCAGATTCTGAGCTAGACGAGCTGAGTAATCTAGCCAAGCAAAAATTTGAAGACCTAATGGATTTAGGCATGAACGTCGAAGCACGATACAGCGGCACTATACTACAAACTGCCGGTGTATTGCTAGGACATGCTATTACAGCCAAGCAGGCAAAGATTGATAAAAAGCTACGTACTGTAGATTTACAACTTAAAAAGATGCGTTTAGATCAAGCCGCGGCCAAAGCAGATGGAGCCGATGCTGGTAAACCTGTCGATGGGCAAGCAGTGGTTCTTGACCGCAATGAGCTATTAAGACAGATCCTAAGTCAAGGCAAAGACCAAAAGAAGTTAAATTAATATAAATATTGATATAGGATTTTACCATGAAAACATTTTCGCAGTATTTGTATCACACACAAAAGACCTACGAATTTCGCATTAAGGTGGCCAATGTTGAGGTCTCTGCAGAGAACTTAGCAGCCATCAAAAACGCCTTGGATGCCTACGGTGTAGAAAGTATTGGCAAGCCTAAACGCCTGCCTATTCAGCAACACGTAGACTTCCCTAAGATGGGCCCATGCGAATGCCATGTCATTGATGTGTCGTTGAACTACCCCACTACACCTGAGTTACTTACACAGATCGTTTCTGAGCGTGCTTTGATTAACAAGGCACAAGTTTGTGTAAAAACCAAAGACCAAGATGAACAAGTGAATGCCGCCGAAGAAGCCGGAGAACACCAAGGTGCTTTGTTAGACAAAGCCGAACTTGAGTCTAACCCAGAAGCACAGGGTCTAGTAGGTCAAAACCGTGTTGGTAGTCTAATCAAAGAACTAGATAAACTAACACGCAAATATGAGTTTGCTGCAACTGAAAAAGCCAGTACAGCAAGCACCAGCGATTTACCTCAAGGAACTAAGAGTCCTGTTGGCAGCAGCCAAAATAAAATCCCAAGCCCAGTAAAAGGAAAGTAAAATGGATTTCACAAAAATATTATCGGCATTTGCTGCCATTGAGAACAAACAAACATTGAACGAAGCCGAAAAGAAAGAAACTACTTGGACCGACATGAAGGGTAACAAGCACCCTGCCACACAGGTCAAGGGTGACAAGTATACCGGCAAGGAAGCCGAGAAAGATGAAAAAGAAAAGGCTGTTAAAGAGTCTGTTGGTTATAAGCCAGTTGACCTAGCTGCCTTGATTGCTAGAATGGACACCATTGCTGAATCTGCTGAAAAGGTAGAAGAAGATGATGTAGAAGAAGGCAACGAGTTCAGCGGTGAACTAGCCAAGGCCAAAGCAGCCGGCAAAAAAGAATTTGAAGTTGACGGCAAGAAGTATGACGTCAAAGAAGGCAAGAAGCCCGACTTCCTAGACATGGACAAAGACGGCGACAAGAAAGAGCCAATGAAGAAAGCTCTTAAGGACAAAGAGAAAGTCAAAGAAGCCGACGACCGTCCTGCCAGCAAAGAAAAAGAAACAACCTGGACTGACAAGGAAGGCAAGAAGCATCCTGGTAAGCAAGTACAAGGTTGGCAAAGCGTAAAGGCCGACAAAGAAGCTGACAAAGAAAAGAAAGAGACAATGAAAGAGTCTCAACTTGACGAGTGCGGCGATATGATGGGCGGCATGGCCGGCGGTGAAGACAGTTCTGGTATGAATGTCAACACCAGCATGGACACACGCACAGGTCGTAAGACTGTTACTATCAGTGCCGAAGGACAAAGCGCCGACGAACTAATGCAAGTTCTAAAGCTAGCAGGCATTGCTGGTATGGGCGGCGAAGAAGGTCACAGCGAGCCAGAAATGGGTGGCGAAGAAGGTGGTGAAGTTGAAGTAGAACTAGTACCTCTAGCACACGCCGAAGGCGGATTCAAAATGGGTGGCGAAGAGCAAGACGAAAAAGAAGTTGATGAAACCTATGCCAACGAGCCCAACCCTGAAGTTCAGCCTGTTGATGCACAACTACGTCAAGGCACCGACCTTAACAGAGAAAAAGCAATGACCAAGCATGGTTACAAGCAAGGCGACAATCCTCTAGCCATGCGTGAAGCAAAAGAGCTAGCCAAGCTAGAAGCCGAACTAATGGAAGAACTAGAGTCTATTAAAGTAAAGGCCTACTAATATGAAATCTTTTAAAGATTATGTAGCAGAAGCTGAACAAACTTTAGCTGAAAAGGCGGTAAGCCAGCAACAGCAAAAGTTCATGGGTATGGTTCATGCCATGCAAAAAGGCAAGAAGATCAAGGGCGCAAGTCCTGAGCTTAAGAAGGTCGCCAAGACCATGGGCAAGAAAGATGCCAAAGACTTTGCTGGCACCAAGCACAAAGGCCTACCCAAGAAGGTCGATGAAAGCGTTCTTAATGACGACCAACGTTCTACATTTGATCATATCATCGATCGCTTCAAGCACGAAGTTAAACTATTCCGCGACGGCGGCGAACTTGACGATCAACTATACGATGCCTTATACGACTACTACACACATAGCGGCGAAATGCCTTATGGTGTAGCCAAAGGTCGTACTGGCGATCCATATAACTGGATATCCTTTAGACTAGACCAAGACTTGGGATTAGACGAAGCTGTTCGCCCAGAGGACGTTCCCGCCTTCCAACGCAAGGCAGCAGGCAAAGACTTCCCAGTTTCTATGGCACAGGTACAAGATCAAAGCGACAAGATCAGCGATCTAGCTACTCTACGCAAAATGGCAGGCTTACCTTACAAGCCTCCTGCTAGTATACCAATCAAATGAAGCAGATAAGGATCACCTCAGAGCACTTCGTTGATAAACAACCTGAAATCGACGATGCTGTTCTGAGCGCAAGCGATCCTATTCATGAACTAAGACACCTAGCTGGATTACCTCCGGCTAGGAACGTCTACGAGGATGAACAAGCCACCAGCAATCCAGGTGGGCACATGAGTCCCTTAGGTAGTAACATCAGTGTTACCGCCGCAGAAAAACATCGCCTTGAGCGCGAACACAATATCAAACCCGGAACCGACGAATGGTTTAAACTATGGTTCAGCCGCCCTTACCTAACAGGCGAAAAACCAATCAAAGGAAAATAAAATGGCCAACACCAACGTACAAGTCAACGACAGCACCGCAAGCGCACCAGTGCAACTAAACTCTGATCGAGTTCGTATTGCCGCAACAACAAATGTCTATGTTGCCATTGGTGACAGCACAGTCCAGGCTACCGATCAGGATATGATTGTAATATCCGCAAACGTAGAAGAAAATGTCCTAGTTGGACACAATAATTATGTTAGCTTTAAGGCAATATCTGGTACAGGTATTGTTAGTATAACTGAGCTATTAGGCACAGACACCGGCGGATTCTTCCGCGCGGCATCTGTTTAAGCATTAACCACAACTTCTTCCATTCCCAAATACTTTAGCCAACCTGGATGAATGTGCCTAATAGGCTTGTTCTTCCATTGGTTAATCAAACTGTAGTAGTCTGGCTTAAATGGAGCACGTAGAGGCTTTTGTAGCTTATGTCCCTTTTTGTAGTTACATGGCTTACAAGCAGTCACACTGTTTTCCCAGGTAGTCTTACCACCAGATGCACGTGGAATAACGTGGTCCAGGGTTAGTTCGTTGGTATTGAATGTTTCACCACAGTACTGGCATTGGTATAGATCACGCAGGAACATATTAGCTCTGCTGAACTTTACTGTTTTCTTGTAGTTAAAATACTCTTTGGTCACGCAGACGCTAGGGATTTCCATAGACAAATGTTCGCTACGGATAACCCTGTCTGGGTAACTTTCCAAAATAGTGACACGGTCCAAGAAGTAGAGTTTAACGGCGTGTTGCCAGCTAACTACACTTAGTGGAAGAATCGAAATTGGATTAAAATCGCTGTTGAGTAAGAGAGTGTCGCTCATAAGTATATTTAACCATTAAATATCCTGCTATTATAGCAGAAACGGAGTTAGAAGTCAATGGCAAAACCATTAGAAAATTCATTAGTAAAACGGGCCAACCAAACCGAAAGTTGGACGGAAGTTCAAATAAGGGAGTTTGCTCGTTGCGCCGATCCGGTTTCGGGTCCGCGTTATTTCATGAATAACTACTTCTACATACAGCATCCTGTCAAAGGGCGTATGTTATACAAAGCATTTCCATTTCAGGAAAAGCTCATAGATACTTATCACGAAAACAGATTTAGTATAAGTTTAATGCCACGTCAGACCGGTAAGTCAACATCGGCTGCTGGCTACCTACTTTGGTATGCCATGTTTGTTCCGGACAGTACCATTCTAGTTGCCGCACACAAGTACACAGGCGCACAGGAAATCATGCAACGTATTCGTTATGCATACGAAAGTGTGCCCGACTTTATTCGAGCAGGCGTTACCAGTTACAACAAAGGCAGTTTGGACTTTGAAAACGGAAGCCGTATTGTAGCACAGACCACAACTGAAACAACAGGCCGGGGTATGTCTATATCACTACTATACTGTGACGAATTTGCATTCGTGAGACCCAACATTGCCAAAGAGTTCTGGACATCAATATCACCCACATTGAGCACTGGTGGTAAGGCTATTATTACCAGCAC